CGGACTGAGGACTTGACCGACATAGACGCTAATGATACAACCATTCAATAGCATGAAACCCTACCTCCACATCCTATACATTCTGCTCGGATTCAGCATAATCGGTGTCGGCTTGTACATCTACAAAGACATTAGACGGCATCCGTTCGGTCAGCCCACTACGGTGATCAGGGATACAACCTACCTCCCACCGATTACCGTCAATGTCCCGCCATCTAAGACCCCGCAGGTCATCATTCAGCCAGTTCCGGCTTCGGTTGATACGTCCGAGATTCTCAGGACTTATTTCGCTCAGGTGAACTATAATGATTCTATTCATACGGATTCGGTTAGTATTTGGATTAGTGAGTCTGTTAGTCGTAATATGATCCAGTCACGGGACATCAGATGGCGGTTGAATATCCCCGTGCAGACGGTAACAGAATACCACACATCGGTCAGGTCGGGGTTGGTGTACGGTGGGATGGCTAATGTCAACCGCCAGGATATTGTCTTCTCAGTCGGTGGTGGCTATCGGTTCAAGTCAGGATCCGTTATCTTTGGCACTATCGGAACTGATCGGTCGGTTAGTGTCGGGTGGATGGGGCGTGTTGGTCAGTAACCACTCTCCCCGCCCCAGTCACTAACATCTACCATCTGAATATTTATACGTTTAGATGTCTGTTGTAACCACCACCCCACACGGCTGATCTCATGATATATCAGGTTGCGTTCACTATGGGTCAACATCTCATCAGAATGAAGCAGGTTGTTTAGTTCGCTCCGGTACTTGTGGAGTCGTGACCATTGGTTAAGTAAATTGTTTTTCATAGTTTTCAATTATTTTAATGATCTCATCGGTAATCTGTGAATGTGATTTATCCTTTTGTGCCATCACTTCACGCACCTGATCTAAAAGAGTCATTGTTGCCATTACTTCGATACAATATCACACACATTAACACTCAGGCACTTGGCTATCTTTTTCAACTGCTTGAAACTGATCACCTCCGCCCGTGTGATGTGGTAATAGTTCTGACGGGTAGTGCCGATTGATTCCGCCACCTCACCGATGCTCTTACCCTTCTGACGGGCTAAATACTTAATCTTCAAATGTAAACTCATTGTGCTTCCTCCCATTCTTTGATTGTTCTGCGGATGTCACGTGATTCGATTGAATCCCATTTTGACCATTCAAGTTTATCCCTGAAGGTCGATTCGTCTATGCCAGTTGCCATCAGCAGGTTCTTTAGATTGCCACCTTGTTCAAGGTAGGCGTGGATTAGTTCGGTTGTTTTGTTCATAGGTGTTCTTATAGGATGTTCGTGTTAGTAAACTTAGGCACAATCTCATTGACCCACTCGCCTCGCCTTGCCATCTTGCTATATTCCACCGCCATCTTTCCGGCTGCATCCCTTAACTCCTTTCGCTTTGGTGAGCCGTGACGCTTGTATTCGTTCTGACTCTTGCAGTGGCACTTCCCGCACCAAAACTTACCGTCCACCTCCGTCACGGAGCAGTAGAATAGCATCCCTTCGTGGGTGATCTCCCAATAGTGTTCACTTGATAGGTGTATGTTCATCGGTTGTGTTGTTTGATTAAGTAATCACCCCATTGACTAGCCATAGCGTTGGCGATACCTGGGAATGTTTTTGATCGTACTTTAGCCCGTTCACTTGGCGGTAAATTTAATGCCTGTGCATACCAAAGTGGTTGTTTCTTTGTTTTACCCGTCTTGCCATCAATCCATTCAAAAAACTCGCCCTTATCCGTATGTGTAACTGTTTGGTCAAATAAATTAGGGGCTGAGTTATGATACAGATGAGGTAGGTTCTTTAGCCATAGGCAGGTTGTTTTCTGAGCCTTATCACCAAAATAATAAGGTTGAATGACCTGATCGGGTTTCCTGTAAAGTTTACTCATAATACCAACCGGATTCTCAACCGCTATTCTTTCAATCGGTGCATTAATCATAGCCATAAAGAAATCAATACCTTCCTGTTGTCTTCCGTCTTTTCGCTTCTGTTCAAACCAGGCAGCACCACTAACCGCAAGATGTGTACACGGAGGAAAGGCGATCATGCAATCCCACCCGTCATTAATAATGTCAAACACACTGCATTGAAAGTGCTTTGCGTTTGGGTTTCGGTTAGGTTGAAGGTCACAACTCCAGGCATCAAAACCCATAGCCTCAAACCTTGAACGAACTTCGTCTGATTCCTCACAAGCCACAAGCACACGGATAGGTCGGTTCATCTCATCATCGTTAGCACCAACACCAACAGAAGTGCCACGCCAATGCAAACACTGGCGATGACATCTTCTATATCGGTGCGGTTAGGGTTAGACATTAGAAGGGAAGTGGATCGTTGGTTGACTGAACGTTGGCAGCCGTCTGTCCCTGACCGACCACTTCCCACTTCCAAGCCTTGACATCGGTGTACCAACGCTCGTTGTACTCACGGGACTCGATGTTGATTGACACCTCGATGTCTGTGCCTGGTTGAACCGACTGAAGCGCATCCACCTTGTCACCCATCACCGTACACATGACGGTCTTCTCGTAATCGCCATCCTTGTAGTTTAGCACTACGCCTGACTTTTTCCATTCCTTACCGTTTGCGCTTGTGCCTGTTTGGGTCGGCAACACCTGTACTACTTTACCTTGAATTTTCATTTTTATTTAGTTTTAGTTTACGTTTAATCTTATAAATTGTGTTTATGTAAAGACCCGTTTTTTCAGATAACTCTCTACCTTTTAAATGAATGTTACGTTCAATGAACTGAATTATAAGTGGCGGAGTTTTTAAATCACGGTACTTCTCCTTTGGTTTAGGCAGTCCGAAACGCTTCCGTAACTTCCATACATACACTCTACTTAATCCGGTCATCTGCGCTAACCTTGCATCGGATAGGTGGGCGTTGGCGGTGATGAGGCGTAGGGTGGCACTCATCAGAACCATATCTCCTCCTTGTACTTGTTTAGTTTAGTTACGAACTTATCAACCATCGCCCACGCATCGTCAATCTCAAGCCTTAACTCCGCCCGTGTCACTCGCTTCACCCATATCGGTTTGCGCTCTAAACGGGGGTCAAAACTAATGAAATCTAACCATTGTAGTTTGTCATGGACTAAAAAATATTGTAAGACTTGGGGCTTGTATTCTGCCGGTATCACACCCATCCTGATATAACGCACATGGGTCTTCGTCTTAGGACATTTGACCTCAACCGCACCATCATCGCCCACAAGTCCATCAGGGCTGACGGTCAACAGGTCGTAACGCTCTGACTGAAGCATACCGACACGGGTGACTGATACGCCCGTCATCGACTCATACTGCTCAATCGCTTGTGCTTCATGGTCTGTTCCCCATTCCATTTCAGGACTTGTGTAGTCATCCGCTTCGTAGTAGCCTAACTCCTGCTCGGCTATTAGTTCGTCAATCAGGCTGAGATTATCAGACTTTACCAGTTGCTTCATGCGTGATGACGTGATCTTGCCACACCGAAGCTGATGCCATTCGGGTGTGCCTTGTGTAACCTGGTGGATGATCATGGCTTCATTTCTCCTTCCTGTTCAGTATATTGTCTTTCTGTAGGCCACTTAAGTCCGTACCAATTATCCTTACATGGAAACATCATATCATTATATGAGTATTTGTGATAAGAATGCCAGTTACGTTTATCAATCCACTTCATTCTTATTCTGTAAATTTTTTGGTTTCTTATTAGTTGATATAAACAATATAAAGCAGTTATAAATAATATGATTATTATTATCTTTAGTAGAATCGTTATTATAATCATTTAGCCACCTCCCCCTTCCTCGCATCCTTCGCCTTAACGACATCAGCGTGTGCTTGTTCTGCTTTGGTCAGTCCCGAATACACCGCCTTTAACTCCTCAAGTGTGGTCGTGGCGGTGATCTTGGCGATGGCGGTGGTGGGGTCAACGGGCGCAGGTGTAGCCTGAACATGACCAATCGGATAAACTGTGTACGGGGTTCGCTTTGCCTTAGTGACTGATAGGGCAATCGTAAATGGCTTCTCCAGGTCGCTCATGTGACTGATACGGATGCCACCGACTGCAATGCCTCCGAACTTAACGGACGGATCTCCGTACAAGGTTATTGTTCTGCCCACATAGTTATCAGCGTTTGTACCCCACACGCTGACCAATACCCTACGCATTGAAAGGCATGGTTTGTAAGGCTTACCGTTATCGCCTTCGTAGTTGATGGTGACTGGCTGATCTTTGCTTTCTAACTTTGTCACCTTAGTGACTTTGATGGTGATACTCCCCTTTCCGATGAAGTCATCGTAGTTAAGTTGGTCTGACTTCGGGGTAATTGTTGATGTGAGGTCTGTCATTGTAGTTGTTGTTTTATTGTTTGAAATCTCTCTAATAGTCTGGTATACGCCCGTTGCTTGATGTCGATCTTATGCCTCCACTCATCATGTCTGTTAAACACATTAACATAGTGGAATGGGTTACTCATATCATCGGTCGCTTGGCTGATCTGAGTACTCAATACATCCATCAGTTCAGACAGGTCGTATAACTGCTGACAGAGGGCGGTGCGGCGGCTAATCATACTCCAGTTCCTCCTTTCCTACCAACTCACCGACCTCAAACCTCACCGCTGATGGTAACACATCGAACTGAACGGGATTTGAATCTTCGTCCTCACAACGCCATGATGTGATGCGGTGGGTGGTTTCAGTGCAACCTGATGTATCGTAGGTGTCTTCGTATAGATATGATTTGATGCGGACATCAACGAAGAATGTAAGGCTACCTGCTTCGATCTCGTATGTTACTTCGTGGTCGGCTACTCTCATGGTTTAACGGTTTTAGTGCGGGTTCGTAACACTCTCTGTTGGTATTGCTCCGGTGTGTAACCATCAGTCATCGCACGATGCGCTGATAGACGGTCGGCAAGGGAGTTGTTAATGTAGCCCCTTATTTGGTAGTCGTGTTCTACCTTGACGGGATGACCTTTGATGATCGCCCTGTTCATGTCTTCGATGTGGAGGGTCATTTGAATCGTAGTGTTTGGTGTAACTTATTAACTTCCTGTTGCCACAACTGCTGATAGTACGCTCGTTGTTCAGGGTGTGCATCGGCTTGTTTGGCATAGTGTGCCATTGCCGAGCGGATTTGTTGGAGGTGGAGTGAGAGGTGCATATCTGTGTGTTAAGAATTATAAAACTTAGCAAGATATGCCTTTCCTTCTTCTGATCGCATAAATTTAATTTCACCCCAAGACTGCCTTGCTGCCTTATTTAACTGTGCTTTAGTTTGCCAATCTAATGTTGAATGAAAATATACATTTCGCATATAATCTTCAATTTCATTTAAATCAGTTAAGTTAGTTACTGATGTGGCTTTACTAATTAAATCTTGGTAGTGTGTCATTTTGTTTGTGTTTGTTTCGGCAAATATACACCCATTTTCCCACTTGTCAAGTGGTATTGTACAAATAATTTATAAAGTGCTGATATTGTAGGGGATAATTTTACGTTAGTCTTGTGCTGTTATACTGCTGTTACAGGTACATTGGTGGTCGGTCTTCGCTCTACCCGTACAACTCCTTTTCGCCAAGCACCTTACCATTCATCACCTTGTACTGTCGCATCATGAACCGCCCGTCAGATGATAACTCCACCACCCCGAAGCCTTGATTACCGTTGCCGTGAGGGTTGTAGTCAGGGTGAAGGTCAGCCAAACACGGATTAACCCACACCGCATGAACCTTATCGTCAAGGGATCGCTTACTCGCCTCCATCGCCCTATGAAAATGACCCACAACAAGGTTCACCCCATGCTTATCCAGTAACTTCTGCGCCACGTTCATACCGCCTCCCACGCCTAATCTGTGACCGTGATGGATGTATAACTCGCCAATCTTACCCAATCGCTCCTCTGCTATCCATTCAATCTTGTGCGCCTCCAGTTCCAATCGCTCCTGAAAAATATAGTCACCATCCAATTGAACTGCCTGACGAACGATAAACTGAGTGAACCATTGCTCGTGATTGCCTTCAAAGTAAACAATCGGAATGTCAGGAAACAATACCCTCAATGACCTGATATAAGCCCGTCCAACCTCCAATTCCTCACGCCATGTATATCTCAGCTTCTTTCTCAAAGCGTGACGGGTCAGGTTACCTGTGTCCATGATGTCACCAAGAAGAATTAGGCAGTCAATGTTCTCTTTCTTTAGGTAACTATGAGCAGCCAATACCGCACTCCTGTCATGTATCGGGAAGTGGATGTCCGACACTATCCCGAACTTATTGCCGTACCCATCCAACTTAATCGGGGCTTGGTAGTTTGAGTAGGTATCAGGTACATCAAACATCATCTTTTTGATGTCGATCTCTTCGGGATCAGGTGGTGCAATACCAAGCGGATCGAGGTCAAGCGGGTCGTTCTTAACCACAAAAACACTGGATGTCTCCCGTCTGTTGTCTGCCATTTGTCCGATGATTTCGGATAGTTCGGGTTGCTCCTTAGTTCGAACAATTCCGCCCCTCCTATAAATAGTAATCCACTTCTTATAAGTTTCCCATGAAAAACCCGTGTCAGGTAGTGACTTTTGCATCAAGTCAGCTACCATATCGTTGGTGATGCGTACACCTTGTTTCAGTAACTCTGATTCGGCTGACACTAAGTTAGCATCGCACCATTGAATCACTAACTCTTTACAGGTCTTTGGTTTCATAAGTAAGTATTTAACTCATCCATCAGCCAACTCATCATATAGGCATAACTTTCCTCTGTGTCAATAGTCAGTGGCGTTCCAATGTAACGGAAGTGACGGGCGATGATGTGGATTAGTTCGTGGGCAATCGTTCCAACCTTCACGGGCGGATGGCGTAGGACTAAGCAGTAATGACCAGGCAACACCTCATCCACTTCAAACGTACACGCCTCGTCTGAGTCGCTCAGTTCAAAGTGATCCGGTTCAAACACGATACCCTTGACACGACTGCTTGACTTCACCTTGTTCATTTTCTCGGCTATGTCACTTGGTGCATAGTCAACAAAAACGTGCAAGACAAACGGGCGTTCCTTGTGGCTGAAGCGTTTGTAGCGAGGCATTACTTAATGTATTCGACTGTTACATTATTTAATGAATAGTGTTTTAATATTCGGTATTTAGCCTCTTGAATCTCACTTAAAACACTATAAGTATCAAAAGCTGCATCACCCAAAGTATTTATAGTATTCCAGCCCCATAACATACCTGCTACCTGTGGCTCATAGATTGTCCACATTGGAGGTATGCGATGTGTGACCTTTATCCTATAATTACCGGAATCAATCAGATGCTTGACTATTTTCTCATCTTCCTCAGTCAGATTGTAGTGATTCATCTTTTTAGATTTTATAAGACGCTTCAGCGGTAGGGGCATTGTACAGGCTTGTTTCACAAAATTAGGCACAAATCCCCATTAATGATATATCAATGTGTTAATTTTGCACAATTCATTGTTGAAAACTTTATTTGACATTATTGCTTCAGGTATTTTACCTTAGCCGCCCGTGAACACCTACCGCATCATATCACCATCAGGCGTGACACACACCGTCACCGCTGAAACTCACTACATAGCAATACAACAGGTAATTCAATATGACTCAGGACGATACAACTCAGCCCAATACTTCGCAATCAATCCGCATCTGGTCAGCGGAATTAGACAAAGAACTCAACGTGATCATCATCAAATCATTAGCCCATTACCAAGACGGTAAGATAACCGTAATCAAACCATGTCAGACAACACTTGAAAAGTTGATGGATGTAATGGTAGAACTTTAGTATATTTGCAGATCGGGAAAAGTTCGACAATCCCAAATCAGATCTTCACAACCAACCCTGACGGGGTGGATCTTAACGGCATCAGGCAGTCGAACGCCTTCCCACCGATTAAGTGAAACTCCGTCAGGGTTTTTAAATTAAAATAATGGAAAAAGAATTAGTTGATCAATTTGTAGGAAAATTTGGTAATTTTTTCGATATAAAAAGAGAGGTATGGGATGACTCACATAAAAATAGGATTGATATGGTTCTAAGTTTAAAAAATAATAATTATATTAAATTTGGAATTGAAGCAAAATATCATGATAAAAAAAGAGGTAGTGAAGTCGGTAAGACAATTCTTCAAGCAAACAGATATTCAGTTTCAACATTTGATGGTGACAGATTAATAATTTTATTAATTCCATCAATATCAAGAAATGTTTTTGAAACTATTGATAAGGATCTTTATTATAATTATAACAATCAAAGTTATTATAAAATAAGGCATACTGAAGGTTGTACCCATCATACTTTTAATGGTTTTTTGGGTGCTTTAAATATTGGTGAAGTCATAAAAATAAACAACTCAGATACTGCTTTTATTTTTTCAAATTATACATTATGGTCTATTTTAGGTGGATTGCACCTGACTAACTATAATAAAATAAATCAATCTATAAAATCATGGTCATGGTAAAAACCACCTCTGCCGAAATAAAATTCCAATACTACAAGGCTAACATCAAGGACTCCACACCCATTGGATTCGTTACCCTTGACCAATTCTTTCAGGCTATCAAAGACCCAAAGCCCGAAATCAAAGAAGTATTCAATCAGATTAAACTGGCTGAACTATCCGGTGACATGGAACTGAAAGCGAAACTAAAGACATCACTTTATTCATTCACTCCTGCCGTGATAGTGTCCGATAAACGGTGCTACTCATCCATAACTCAGTTCACCGGACTGATGCCACTTGACTTCGATCATCTAACACAATCTGAAGCGCAGGAACTAAAGGAGCATCTGTTTAATGACTACCCATTTATCATCGGCTCATGGCTATCCGCTTCAAAGTGTGGGGTCAGGGCTTTAGTCAACATACCTCAGTGCGAATCCGTAGATGAATACAAACAATACTTTGACGGCATTCAACACCTATCTGACTTAGGTAAATATAAGAACTTTGACATTGCTCCTAAAAATGCAGTACTGCCACTTTTTTTATCCTATGACCCTGACATTTACTACGGTGACTGCCTTATTAAATGGGAGCAAAAGTACAAGCCAGTCATACCACCTAAGAAAGTTCAATACAAATACGATTCCAACCCGTCACGGGTTTACCGTGTGATCGAATCGGCTATTGATAAGATAACAAACAACGGACATCCGCAATTAAGAGCAGCTTCATTTGCATTAGGTGGTTACATCGGTGCAGGTTACATAGCGTTTGATGATGCTCTTGACATAATATTTAACCTCATTGAATCCAATCAGTACCTATCCCAAAAGCCAAAAGTCTATAAAAAGACCGCTGAAACAATGATTAAAAAAGGTATTCAAAACCCACTTTACCTATGAAGCACAAATTTATCAAACCTGAACACGACATTGACCTCAATGCCGTTGACTACTGGAACTTGCACCATACCTGGCAGGAGTGCTTCGATGGGGTTAAAAACCTTGAATGGATAAATGATAAGACCATTGTCAACCATAAGTCAGGCAAGGAGTCATTCTCTATTAAAGGGGATATGCTTGTGGTGACTGGTAACAATGAACTCGGACTACCCGTTGATAAGAAGTATACCAAGTTTATGCTACTATCACGGGTTAAGTTCAAGTCCAACCACCGTGCCTGTATCACATGGGTCGAACATAAGTTCCTTCACGCTCATATACCTTATATAAGGGTGGGTACTGATTACTTTAAGATTATCAACAAAACAGACCGATACGGCATAGTCCGTAAGGTGATTAAAGGATGGAAGAAAGAAACCATCAAAGAAGACCATACCAACACCTTATTAAAGATCCTTCCTGCATTTGATGACTTTATCATAGAACCTGATAACTCAAAGTTTGAGCAGGTCATTGACTCCTGTTACAACCTTTACTCACCTTTCAGCCACATACCGCACGAAGCTGATGTTAATGAAACTCAGATACCGGTATCAATGAACCTACTTCGACACATATTCGGTAATCAAATTCAGATGGGGATTCAGTACATCAAAATACTCTATGAACGACCACGCCAACCTCTTCCAATACTTTGCCTTGTTTCAAGGGAGCGTCAGACGGGTAAGACTACATTCCTCAACTGGATGCAGATTATTTTCGGGGATAACTTTACTCAGATTAATCCGGAAGACCTAAACTCGCAATTCAACTCCATCTACGCCACAAAAAACATCATAGCACTGGATGAAACCGTAATTGATAAATCCCATGCGGTTGAAAAACTAAAGTCAATCGCTACGGCTAAGACTATATCTGTCAATCAGAAGTTTGTGGCTAATTACTCCATCCCATTCTATGGTAAGGTCATTATCTGCACCAATAAAGAAAAGGACTTTATGCGGATAGACGAAGAAGAGATCCGATTCTGGATCAGGAAAGTTCCGGTAATTGACTCCATTAACACCAACATCGAAACCGACCTTAGAAACGAAATACCTTACTTTCTTAAGTACCTAAAGCAGATCGAAATGCCTAATCTTAGACGCTCAAGGATGGTGTTTACTGCCGATCAACTGAAGAATGATCAGTTAAATGACATTCAAAAAGAGTCATGGTCATGGCTCAGAAAGGAATTATTCATCGAAATTGAGCAGTTTTTTATGGAAAATAACCACTTAAATGAGGTAAAATGCACCGTTTTGGACATAAAAAAACGCTTTTTTGACCGTAATAATGCCGTTACAAACGCTTATTTATTGAAGGTTTTGAAGGATGAAATGCACTTTTTACCGTCAAAACCGGAAAGATACACTCCTTTTGACGGTGACTCTGTAACAAGGCGAATCGGTAGGGTGTTTACATTCAAACGCTCTGACTTTCAATTAAGTGAACTGGATAAAGTGGATGCAGAAGAGCCTTCGTTCTGAAAAAAGTGTAACAGTTACAAACTTAGCCGTGACAGAGTCCTGTTACGGCTATTTTATTTATATTCAATCGGTTAAGTCAAGTGTAACGCTGTAACGCCAAAAATGACCAAACCTATTGGAGTTTTATTGAAAAATTTAAGAAAAAATATAAAAAAAGGGTAAAAAGTCTGTTACACTGTTACAAATTTTATAATTAATTAATAATTAATATATTAAGTGTAACAGAGAGTGTAACAATAGCGTAACAGAGCGTAACAGGGCGTTACTGTACTATCTTTGCCACATGACCCCCAAACAACAACTTCAGGAGTTATATCAAAGAGCCAACCGTGAGAAGTACCCTAACTTCCCCGACCACCTTAGACCAGTGAAACCGATCAAGACAACTACGGCTAATGGATTGACTAAGGCTATTGTGGACTTTCTGAATCTTTCCGGTCACTTTGCGACACGGATTAACAATCAGGGAACTTGGGTTAAAGAGAAAGCCCATGTGAACGGAGGCTATTACAGACCATCAACTCAGGTGAAGGGTATCGCAGACATATCAGCTAACATCAACCGCAACGGTACGGCTCGGCCTGTTTGGATTGAGGTTAAGGTTGGCAAGGATAAGCAATCCGACGCTCAACGTGCCTTCCAGGAGCGAATAGAGCGTTCAGGAGGCACTTACTGGATTGTAAAGGACTTCGATCAGTTCTTTTCACTTTACACCACCTACATGGCTCAAAATTGATTATATTTGCACCCATGCCGAAAGCCTTAGAAGATTGTGTACGGAAGTTAAAGGGTCAGGGGGTGAAGGAATCATCAGCCTACGCTATCTGTACATCATCACTTCAAAAGTCAGGCAAGATTAAACGAGGTAAGAAATGAGATACCTGATCGCAATACTTGGACTTATTTTTGTGGGGTGTGATAAGGATGACGGATACAACTGCCGTCAGTGTACTGTGACCATTACTAAGTACTACCCAACAGGTGCTGAAGTTCAGATAGATGACCTGATTGACTGCACGGGAGCAGTTTACGATGAAGACCGTGCTTATATGTCCGGTAACCTTCCCATCCGTAAAGTGGTGAGGTGTAATCCGCATAAGTGATTGGCTCTAAAGTAGATACAAATAGATGAAAGGACAGAAGACAGGCGGACGAACCAAAGGCACTCCAAACGTTGTCACTCAGGAACTTAGAGAGCGTTTCAAGGAGTTTGCCGATGGTAACTTTGATAAGGTTCAGCAGTGGTTAGACCGTACTGCGGAAGATGATCCGGCAGAGGCTTTGAAGATATACCTGTCACTCACTGAGCGAATCATCGGTAAAGTAGCATCAACAAACATTGACCTAACAAGCAAAGGTGAGTCTATCGTTAAGCCAACCATTATCCTCGACCCTACGGTTAAGCCTGAAACAGACTGAGGCGTGGTATATTTTAGAGGATCAAAAAACAACTGAGATACTTTACGGTGGTGGTGCTGGAGGTGGTAAGTCTTATCTCGGTTGCGTTTGGCACATCACCCGAAGAACCACCTATCCAGGCTCACGGGGATTGATCGGGCGAAGTAAGATCAGCAACCTCGAACAGTCCACTTTGGTCACTTACATGAATGTGGCTCAGTTACTTGGCTACAAGATAGGTCAGGACTTCACATACAATTCACAGAAACACACCATCAACTGGGCAAACGGATCGCAGACAATTCTTAAAGACTTGTTTCTTTACCCATCTGATCCTGATTTTATTTCATTGGGTTCTACCGAGTTCACCGATGCTTTTATAGATGAGGCGAATGAAATCACTGAAAAGGCTTTCGACATCGTAAACTCCCGAATCCGTTACAGGTTAAGTCATTACGGGCTGATCCCTAAGATACTGATGACCTGCAACCCTTCGCCTGGATGGGTCAAGGAGAAGTACATCAGCAATGATAAGAAGCCTGTACGATTACAACCCTATCAGCGTGTGATTAAGGCACTTGTGACGGATAACCCTGATTCATCATTTGTTGAGT